CGGATTTGTAGGAAGTAGTCGACGAATCTGAGTTGCAATATAATTTCTATCTCGTCGGCCAATCGTTCGGAGTAGTCAGAAGTGCCTGGACACTGCCTAACAAAGCGCCTATACAGCCTGTTTATATTTTCTAATGCCTGTGTATCAGTCATGTTTGCCTTTTTGCCTATCTAATCTTTCGATTAGCAGACTTATTTATGTTTAAATATTGTATGCGTAAAAATTTGTATGATTCTGACAAGTTAATCATTATTATACACGAAGAACAACACAAATACCAAGCAAAATTTATTGGCAAGTGTTTATCTTTTTCAAAAGATGTTTGTGTGCCTATACCTCGGTATGAACATTTTCATCTGTTTGAACACGACATGATGCCAGCCATGTGGAACAAATGGTTCATTGAAGATGAACATCATGTATGGTTAGACTATGGATGGAGAGACAATCTTGACTTTGCACAAAAGCAAGGTTATCTCAACACATATAGAACAGAACAAGTAGACACTATGTTAGAATCAAACTTGTTTGGTGTGATGTCGATAAGAGTAGACAAAGTAGACCAAGACGCCATAACAGAAATGTGTTTGATTTTTCCAAGGGCAAAAATAGTTGCCTTGACAACCAATCGGAAAATAAGAGTGCCTTTCGGCTTCAACACTTACAAACAGGTTATTCCAGAGTCTATTTCTCCAGTAGAAACTTCTTGGCAACATGGCATGGATCAATGGATCAGTAATAGACAAATGGCAATAAAATCAATTGCACAAGATCTAGGCGTCAGTGTAATACAATCTGAATTGTATGCAATGTTCAATAAAGCAGGTGAACATTTACCTGGGTATAAGTCAAGTGGTCATTGGGGACGATGGCATTTGTTGAGAATGACTCTAGAACCTGAAGAAATGGCCATGATAAAACTAGAAGTGGATGGCATGACATTAGTGCAAGAAAAACTAAAAGAAGAAACTGAATACTATCAAGAAATTATTTCAAGCAGTGATATCACTACAATAAGAGTAAAACAATTCAATCAAAGTCACTCTACAATGTACAATCCAGTGCATATTACAAGATTTGAAATAAATGATCTATCGATGTTAGAGTCTGGTACGTTTTATCCTCAACCTCCTATGCAGATACGTGGCAAATATCTGCCAAAAGATCTTATGTCCACACAATCCACTGACATAAAATGTGATGGTTATTGGGAGATAAAAACAAATGGAGTTAACATATTAACTTGACAAACGCACTAGAAAACTATAATATACAGTATGCACACTAAAGTTTTGATTATAGGATCTGGACCTGCAGGATACACTGCGGCCATATATGCCGCAAGAGCCATGCTAGAGCCAGTGATGGTACAAGGCTTTCAACCAGGTGGACAACTAACAATAACAACTGATGTAGAAAACTATCCAGGGTTTGGTGACATCATACAAGGTCCGTGGCTAATGGAACAGATGTACAAACAAGCAAGTAATGTTGGCACTAAAATGATCACTGACGAAATCAAAAGTGTAGATTTTTCACAGAAGCCATTCAAAGCAATAGGTGAAGGTGGAGAAATATACACAGCAGATACAGTAATCATTTCAACAGGCGCTTCAGCAAGATGGCTTGGTCTAGAAAGTGAAACAAAGTTTCAAAACAATGGCGTGTCGGCCTGTGCAACATGTGATGGATTCTTTTTCCAAGATAAAAATGTTTGTGTAGTAGGTGGAGGAAACAGTGCAGTTGAAGAAGCATTGTATCTAAGCAACATTGCAAAAAGTGTCACACTTATTCATAGACGTGATAGTTTGAGAGCAGAAAAAATTTTACAAGATAGATTGTTTGCAAATGAAAAAATTAATGTCATATGGAATTCAACTGTAGTAGAAATTATGGGAGACGAAACTGTAAACAAATTAAAATTACAAAGCACAGAAGATGACAGCATTGTAGAATTTGAAACTGATGGATTGTTTGTTGCAATAGGACATGATCCATCAACCAGCATATTCAAAGGACAAGTGCGTATGGATGCTGAAGGCTACATCAAAGTCAAACCAAATTCAACTGCAACAAATATTCCAGGAGTATTTGCCGCTGGTGATGTGCAAGATAAAATTTATAGGCAGGCTGTCACTGCCGCAGGTATGGGATGTATGGCCGCACTTGAGGCTGAAAAGTTTTTATCAACTCCTGTAAAGAATCTTATTGACACCTTGCAATAACAGTTTAAAGTTATCACTGCTATTGATTGTATTTTCTATTTTAAGTTTTCCGTTGCTTTGTTTTGATGCAAGGTACTTGGCTGGTATGCCATTAGTAGTTGAGTTGAATGCATTAATAAAGTGATTGAAGTCTTCAACAGTTGAACCATCTCCTTCAAGTGTAACAACTTTGTGTTGTTCTACTCCATGATCATCTGTAAAGACAAATACAAATCCTGTACCACCTACAAAAGGATCTCCTGAACTAACGTCAGTGTCTCCACTTGCTGTGCCAGTTTGCTCTCCTATTTGAAATCCTGCAACACCTAATGGACCAATACCTAGTGAACGTTCACCTGCAGTTGCTCCATTATACAATACATCAAATGCAATTTTTGAATACACACCTTTGAATGTGTAGATTGGTTGTGATGTTGAACTTGTAAATGATAGAACTTCATCTGCCTCTCCATCTGGAATAATGTTGCTCCAATCTTCTGCATTGCCTGTGGCATATTTTGCAGTGTTATCTAATGAACCTTTGATTACAATGTCACCCGTGAAGTCTTCTAAGAAAAATTGCACAGTATGAACTGCTTGGTTTGAATTGTTGCCTGGATGGGCATCAATGGCAGATGATTTTAAATGTTTACCATCTGTGGTAAAACTTGTGACTGTAGTTGATTCCACAAAATCTGGATATATGCCGCTGATGACTTCTGCTGTGCCTGAAGCATCATAATCTGTGCCTGCATATATTAATTTTGATATCCCTTCACCATTGTCAGTAACTTGTAATGAATAATTGTAAAACTGTGATGTCAAATTTCTTGTTTGTGATTCAGTTAATTTAAGTGTTGCTATGCCTTTGGACGCATCAGTAACTGTTAGATCTTGGGATATTTTTGTTGCTCTGTTTTCTTTATCAAGCAGATTGAACTTGATTGTATGATCTCCAATGTTTACTTTTTTGTTATCATGGTTGTAAAACTGAAACTGAACGGAATTGTCTATACCTTTATAAAACTTCAGCATACGTTCATACATTTTTTCTTGTCTCCTATCGCCTGTCGTACCTATGCCTAGATCAAAATATACTTGGATGGTATTCTCGTATAAGTACGCAAGTTGCTTCGGCATAACATTTACACTATTTATATGAACGAATTGTTTGAAGATATTCGCAAAAACTTTCCATTTATGGCCCTAGTGCATGTGGGTGCATACGAATATGTTGGCATTGTAGCCAATCAAAACCAGCAAGTTACGTCAATATATGATTACAGCAAGTTGATATCTGAGGAAGAAAAGAAAGCATTTTTAGAAGCAGGTGAAACATGGTGGAATGAATCTAACAGGTTGATTCCAATCAATATATTTTTACATCAAGATATGCAGAAATTCAAACATGCTTTAGTATCACACAATACAAAAGAAGTTAAAATAATAAGTGGACATGTGGTCAATCTAAGCAATATGAGGACTCGTAGAGTAAAACGTAGAACTCTAACTCTGGTCCGTAGAGTTAAGTAAATTCATCTGCACCACAATCACATAAGCATATCCAATAGCATGTGCCTTTTTGAAGAAATATCCCTCTTGCGGTTTGTTCCATACATCCTTCATGATTGTATCCCAATCTGAATCAGCAAGATGTCTTTTGCCTGGACGTATGATGGCCAACACTGCGGCCAGTTGATCAATTGATTGTGGATTTAGTTTGTTGACCAAACTATAATGATCTGATATGTGAAACAATTTGGCAACCACATCTTTGTTTTTCAACATGGACCAGTCAGGTTGTTTGTACATCAGTTCAACAAGATGTTGTTCATCACGCACACCTTCATATGCTGACACATTCAGAAAGTCAATTTTGAAATAGCCAAGTTTGTCTGCTACCTCATAATCAAGTGATGCAAATTTAGTTACAGGATCAACAGGAATGTTTTGTGCATATATGCCTGTGTTGTGTTTTGTAATTTTTGATTCTTTGTATATGCTGGCAGGCACATGACGTATGATGTCAAGTGCTTTGTCTCTGTCTAGCAAATCAATATCAATGTCGGGCATTATATCTGTGCAAGGAAGTTTTCAAGACGTGGCACACTTTCGCCAAACAATTCTAATTCACTCACTGCGTCTTTGTTGCTAACATCATTACCTACCACCACTATTGCCACCATGCCTGCCTTGACATGTGGTGTACACAAATACACATACACACCTGGTGTATCAAATGTCCATGTAAATGGTTCTGATAGTTTTGATGCTTTTGGTTTTATAAATCCTTGCGGCCATGCTACAAATTCTACATTGTGACCTAAGTCAGTTGGCAACCATGTTACTGTGTCGCCTACATTCACTCTCAACACATCTTCTGAATAGATCATTTTTACACCATCATCTCTTGTGTTCAACATGTCTACTGTGATGCCTGCGACATCTTGTATGCCACCAGTGGCTGGTTTAGTTTGTGGGCCAGTTTCAGTTGTGAAACTTCTGTACATACTGAGGCCAGCAAGGCCAACTAATACAAATATAAAAGTTAAAACAAAATATCTCATATCATCCTTTCAAAAACTTTTTAATTGATGCAATTGGTTTTTGTAAACCTGCATAAGTGTTATCTATAAATTTTATATGTTTTTCAAAAGTTGTCAACAGTTTGTCCATCTTCTTTTCCAAACGTTCCATGCGTTTTTCAATCTGTTTCAGTCTAGTCGTATTTGAATTTTCCACCGATTGACTCCAAATATTTTTGCATTTTTTCAATTGCCTTTCTACTTTCTCTACCACGTCTGGTGCCTTCACACTCATAGTTTTTAGGGTGAAACGCATCTTTCGGATAACAAGTTCTAATACCTTTTGGTTCATCTTCTTCTTGATCTCCCTTCATGCGTGGTATAAAATGTATGTGCGGCCAGAACACTGATTGTCCTGCCACTTCGTTGATATTCATACCAACATTAAATCCATCACACTTGCTTTGTTCCATCTGTGTCTGTCCATGATAATATGCTTCTGCCATTGCTTCACCTACAAATCTCGGTTGGTCAATTTTTGGTATGAACAACAGATGACCATCACATGCAGGATACTTGTCCTTATAGATTGCAATGTTGTCTGTTTCTCTAACCAATGTGTTTTCTTTGTCTCTGTACCAAATTGAAGTTTCATATGATGATGGCCTGTCTACTGATTTGTGTGGTTCCCATTTCTTCTTAATCTTACGTGGCATTGGGCACGTCTCCAAACTTGGATTCACACATCTTACGCATTGCCTCTGCTCCCTGTTTACAATCTTCAACCCATGCTTTATTCAATATTTGCCTGTAGTGGTCAGCATCTAGATCCTGTGTGTAAGGTCTATTTGGTGAAAGATATTTGTAGCATCTAAATTGTATTTTCATCTCAGCACATATTTTTGCAACTGCATAGGCAGTGTGGTCACTGCAATCTGCAATAAAAGTGTCAGTAACTTTGTCCATAGTAGCACAAGCCATACCTTTTGGATCTCCCAAAACTCCAGGCACATCATCAAAAGGAGTATCATACAAATTGTCTATCATCATGTCACTTTCTACTACCTTTGTGATTTCATGTAGGCCAGTTTGGCTTCCTCCATTGTATGCCCAACCATAACAGCAAACAAAACTTGGCAGTTTGTTGTTCACCATTGTATAGGCTTGAATTGCAAGTAGAGTGGTTCTAGCGGCATTGATCTTTCCAAAGCCACAGTGCTTGAACCAGTTCATGTTGATAGTCTCTTGTTTCACACTGGCTAACCACACGCCATTTTTAAGTGAAGGTAACTGACTTTGAGTGTTTGTTTCTATTTTTATTTCTTTTGTTTCTTCGGCCATAAGTTGCTGTATTTTTTTAATTTTTCAAGTTTAACTTTAGTTCTTTTTTCAATATCTTCTTGTGTCATCATATTGTGTGCTACAAGTAATTCGATCATGCACTGCATATCGCCAACCTCTTCTGTCAGTGCTTTTATTTTTTGTTCGTCAACACCATGTCTTAATATTTTAGTGCAGGCCTGTGTTAGTTCACCTGCCTCTTCTGCTGTGATTATCAACAATTCATCTGTTTTGTCTTGTATTCTATTATTCATCTATGTTTACCACCTTTAATTCTACTTCTATTGGATTCACAGTTTTCTTGCCCACGTTTTCAAAGTTGACAGTAATTCTATTGTTGATGTTTGATTGTACTTGTCCAATTCCCCACTCTTGTTCCTTTGCCACGTTGATTACAAATATGCCTGGAGTCATGTCACCAAAATAAAAAATTTCGCTCATTCTATACCTGCCGACTGCAATACCTGTCTTGCAAAATCCACATCATCTGGTTTGCTTCTAAACTGTTTCTTCCACCATTGTGGATCAATCACAGTGCTGACCAAAGCAATTTGTTCATCATTCATATCACTCAACAGTTTCTTGCCACTTTCACATTGATATATTGCCCACGGTGATATTTTGCCTTGGTTAATCATCTCAACTGCTCTATTGATATTAACATAATAAAAATAGTGTTGCCATTCTGCTGATTCTTTGTTTGCCCATTCTTGCATTGATTTGATTGTGCGTTCAAGTGCTGGCTCAACTGGTTCAGTCAACAGTTTGCTTTTGAGATACATGTCATAAGTTGCTTCTTTGGCCCACTCATCTATGCCAACCTGCTGTGTGATCAACCAATCAATAAATGTGTCTGCTTCGAGTATGGTTCTTGAAATTACATGCCTGCCAAATTTACAAAACGCAATGTAGTATGGTGATCTTGAAAAGTGTTCATATGTTTTGTCTTTGGTTGAACCTTGTGCCAATTGAAAAAATCTGTTGTATGCTAAAAAGCCTACCTGCACACCCTTTTCATCTCGTTGCATGTATCTACGTTTTTGTTCACACACATGAACCATAAGTGTGCGTTCTCTTGTGAACTGTTTATTGCAATGTTCACATTCATACATGTTATTTGAGTTTAATTTGTTTGTCGTCGTTTCCGAAGTCACGTGCAAGTTCCTTTAGTTCTTTTTTATCATTTATCTCAGCAAGAAGATCAACATCATCTTGTTTCATATTCTCATATAATCTACTTAACAATTTTTGTTTGTCATTGTTGCCTGACTTCTTTTTTGATCCCAACCATGGATGAAATTGTTGTTGTTCAACGCCACACATTGCCGTTAGCATCCATGCAATTTTTTTATATTTTGATATAGTCCATAGATGTTTGTTTACACATTCATTGATCATTTCAACATAGTGTTCCTGCATCCATTGTTCTCCTTTGACAGATGCCATGTATTTCATCAGCATGAAAGGTGAATATAATTTTTGATCTTCTTCTGACATTTGATCATAAAAATTTTTATCACGCAAGTCTGCGGCTCTTAAAGTTTTTTTAAGATCTAAAAATTTACCTGCCACGTTTTCTTTCTTTGACTGACCCTGGCTCACGTTGATGATATTCATCTGCTGACATGCCAGTTCTAAGTTTTTCTATTTTGCCACCTTTTTTGAGAAAGGCTTTAACAGCCTTGTCAAGTTCTTGTTTATCTTTAGTCTTCGAATATTGATCGTCGTTGTTTACCATAATTTTCCATAATCTATAATCTCACACTGCTTTGATATTTCTTTAATAAAATATACACAAGACGGATTATCTGTGTTGGTCAAAGGAGTGCATAACAGTTGACCAGGTTTTGTTTTTGGAAAGTACCATTTGACTTCTGAATACACATTTACAATATCAATTTTCGGCCATTCTGCTGTGTAACTTGATAATGGATTAAATTGAAATGCTTTGAAGTCTCTTGAATTCAAACTGGTGATAGGTAACACTTCTACATCTCCGGCCTGATCATCTCCCACTGCCACAGACCAATCCAAAGGCATGTGGATTTTTACATCACCAATCTGCAGTACCGCTGTTGGTGAAGAAAATGATTCTAAAAATACTAATGGCACAAAGTAAAAATCAGGATTGGTTACATCACTGTTATCCAAAACCGAAAAACGCATGTCATCATCTATTTCTTCTTGTAAACTATTAATTGCTATTCCTTGATTCTCAACGGTTAGTATCTGCATCAGTTCTCTTTCTTTGTTATAGTATAAGGGTAATTGGCTTCTTTGTAAAACTTTTTTCTGGCAGTAAGATGTCTTTTGGCAAATTTTGCAGTGGATGTTATATCCCATATTTGCACATGATCTTTGTCTTGTGCTTTTCGTATGCCTCTTCCAATTGACTGTATCACTCTTACAAATGACTTGCCTGGTTCGATCAATACCAAATTGAATATTCTTGGTATGTTGATGCCTACAGCCGCCACTCCATATGTTGCTATAATTATTTTATTTGATGCAGTTTTGATTTCATCATATTCTTCTTTTCTGTCTTGTACTTTGGTCTTGCCACTCACAAACACCGCATCATCAATCAACTCTTCTAGCAGTTCTCCTGTCTTGACATAGTTTACTAATATTAATGTGTTGCCAGATTGTGCAATATCTTTGATTTCATTTGCTACAAATCCCATTCTTGTTTTTGTTGTGGTGAGATATTTTTGTTCTTCTTGATATGTTTTGTATGCCACAAAGTCTTCAGTCTGTATGATGTTGACATGACAGTTGGCCAGTATACCTTTGTCTTGTAGTTCAGAAGCAGATATTCTGTGTGCCACTTGTCCTATGCTAACACTCAAACTTTTTTGATTGTAGTCTTCTTTTGGCACTGTGCCAGTCAATCCCCAACGTATAGTGCAGTGTGCAAATGGTCCTGTGAGCAGTTGTTTCAACACATCTGCTTTGGCCATGTGTACCTCATCAACAATCACGCAGGCAACGTCTTCTGCAAATTCTGACATAGTGGTTGTGGCGAGTCCATCTTTGGATGCCTTCATCAAATTGTTCAATGACTGCCAAGTACAGATGGTGTGTGTTCTGTTCAGTTGTTTTCTGTCACCATAGTACACACCAACATCAACTCCTATGTTTTTGTAGTCTTCTTCTGTCTGTGTAACCAATGACTTGTTAGGCACAATAATCACTGTGCGTCCATATGGTTCACACAATTTTGAAAGAGTTGCAGTGATGATTGTTTTACCTGCGCCTGTGGCTATCTCTTGTATGCTTTGTGGAGCATGTAAAAATTTATTGATTACTTCTACTTGATAATCTCTTAACACAATAGGTTGTCCTTGAGCAGGATGTCCTATTGGCCATTTTGTATCTGCAAGATAGTTTGCATCAATCTCATTGAACGACAACTGAAGTGGTGGTCGATCATCTGTAAGATTAATATGATACCCTTCTGCTTCAATAATTGGCAATATTTCATCCAACATGTTGACATAAGTTTGCCCACCCATAGAAAAGAACGACACGCAACCGTCCCAACGACCCAGTCTTACAGCAGGCATAAATCTTGCGCCTGGTATTTCATATTTGAATTTGTTAACCAATTTACGTCTTGTGGTAAGTTCAAGATGATTGATTTTTACATTCACTTCATCTTTGATAATCACATCACACGACGCCATGCCCTAATTATAGCACCTTTTGTAAAAAATGTCTAATGAACTGTGTCTGATTGTTTGTTGTCTTCTAGTATCTGTCTGAATTCATCAAGTAATCCATCTTCAACTTGTGCACCAACTTCACGTAACAATGCGGCTGTGCCATCGTTGCCTAGATCTCCATGATAGATTATCATGGCCGCTTTCATGATTGCACCTGCCATTACCATTCTGTTTTCTGAATTGCCTTCTCTCAGTATGATTGGTTCAACTGCGTCTAAAATAATATCTTCTAATCTTTGTAATTCTTTGTCTTCTGGCAGATTGTCTTTTGATCTTTCTTTAATCATCTGTGCTAATTTCTTCATCTTTATCTTCTTCATCTATGTCTCCTGGTTTTTCCATAGGCATACCTGAATTATCAAACCATCTGCCGTCTTTGGTGACATGTAAAGTTTGCCAAAACAATGTGCCATCTTGTCTATAACACTTTCTCTTTTTAGTATGTATCGCTCCTGAATAGTCAGTTCCGTCCTTTTGTACCAATCTTACACCTGTGTGAGTGCCATACATTCGATCAATGTATTCTCCCCTCACAAAGTTACTGTATGGTACTGCGGCAAATTTGACACCAGCAAATATTGCCTTGTCTGACTTGCCTTCTGAAATCCTTAATGGTTGTTTTTTTCTTCTTGCCATATATTAAAAAAGCGACAGTAGATCAAAGTTAGTTGATACATTACTGTCGCTTATTGAGTAATTATGAACTATGCCGCTTGTTCGTCTACCGGAGTAAGAATGTTTTGTTCTTCTGGTAATTCTAACAATTTTAAAGCATCGCCACTGACCTTAGCATTAACTTTAGTCGGCACACCTGTCCAACGACTAATGTAACCATCAGACAGAATCTTGAATGAACCAGCCAGTTTCATACTGCCGTCTTCCATAAACTTGTGTACAACACCAGTGATAGAACCATCTACTCTTGCTCTACCTGTGATTGCTTTGTATTTGCCAGATGGACCATTGAATACCATCTTTTCACCACTATTCTCAATTGAATAGTTTTCCATTGCTTTTAATACTGCTGTTGCTTCTTTTGAACCGTATGTCATATTTTTGTCTCCCCTGTTATGATTAATAATATCAACGTTCATGTTAATATAATAACACAGAGTCTGGTATTGTCAACCAGTTGTAAGTCATTGAAAAATAAGGTTTTTTAGTCGCTGTCTGACTTAATTTCTTTCTGCATCCATGGTAAAAGCCATGGATTATCCACAAATACAGCCATCAGGCCGTTTGTCATCACGTTGGCAAGTGCTTCTTCTTGCACATCTTTGCCACCATCAAATGAAAGATTGTATTGATAAACGATGCCATGCATGATCTCATGCAATAGTGTGTTCACCAGTTGTGAACCTGACTGATCTCCTGCAATACCAATTGCTTCTTCTCTTTGGAAAAATTCGCCATATGCTTCATTTGACGTTGCTGTAAGTTTGTCCCAAACCTGTAGTTTGTACTTGGTGTAACCTATTTTTATGTATTTTGCAGGCAGTTTCATAAATGGCTCCTAAACTCATCATATTTAATGTGGATAACATTGTCCAAATTATTATATGCATCTATTATTTTACTACCTACCCTATAGAATAGTACATCTTTATATTTGGTAAAAAGTTTGACCATTTGATGTGTCCATAAATCATATTCATACACTTCTTCTTCTTTGGCGTATGCATTTGTGCCTACATACACATTGTTAATCTTTTTCGGATCTGTATTGTATGAATCAAAACCAAGCAGGTAAATTTTGCTGTGTCCGTCAAATCTGGCAATATGTGTTGCTGTTGCTCCAGTGTTCATTGTTGGATTGCGAGGCACAAGTACAAAGTGTTCTGAATACCTTTTTTGGTTAATGTTGATAGAATAGCAAGGTTTGTTTTCTATGTCATAGTTTTCTGCTATTTCTTGTGAAATATTTCTATCTAACGACACAAGATAGTCTGGTTCAAAGTCTCTATAAACTGCATTACATCCGTATGTGGTTCCTTTGCCACGCAGTGATTCAAGATCAAATCCTTGACGTGATTGTCCGTTACCAATTATAAAAGCAGGTTTACCTTGTGTGTCATGCCACACACGTCTTGGAAAATATTGTGTCTCAAAATGTTTTTGACCACCCTGGATTATGAGATTGGTGTTGATTGTTTCACCTTCATAATTTTTATTCGTAGCATTTGCAGGATCACCCCAAATTTTCATTCGTCTTTCTCCTTACTTTTACGTTCTAAATGTGTTATCAACAACATAAATGAAACTGACACCACCGTGGCCACTACACCAAATACTAATGCTTCAAGCAAAGTCCATTGTACCATTATTCGTCTCCTGTTCCTGGAGTAGGATCAATCATTTCTTTTTTACTGCCTTGAAATCCTTTCAAAAAATCGTACTTGTCAGCATCAGGTAATGGTGTCTTTTTTTGGGTAACCACAGGCCATTTACCTTCTTCTGAATACTTTCTGTTTATTTCCAACCAGTATGTCAAGTCGTCCGCCTCGTCACTATCAGAAGTAATTGCTTCTTGTGGACATTCTGGTTCACATACTCCACAATCAATGCATTCATCAGGATGAATCACTAGAAAATTTTTACCTTCATAAAAACAATCTACTGGACAAACTTCTACACAGTCCATCGATTTGCAATTGATACAATTCTCTTTTACAACGTATGTCATAGTTTCCAGTTATCGCTTACCAATGGATCTTCTGTGCATTGTTCTGGGTTTGGTCTTCCATGAAACACAGCAACACAAGTTTCTGCAGTGGTAGGTGGCTTTTTATAAGTTGTAACATTTTGCTTGACTCCATCTTTAATTACCAAAGTATTTTCAACAATAGTTCTGCCATCTATGATGTGATGACGTTGTCCAAATTCTGGCTTACGCACATGCACACCCATTTCCCACTTGTAACTCATAATCCAATCACGTGGCCACATGTGTGAGTTAGGCAACATTTTGGTTACCCAGTCTTGGTCTCCATGCATTCTACCTATGACGTTCATTTTGTGTTTGTCAAATTCATGCCAGACTTGATTTTCACAACCTGGATGAAACTTCATTACTGAACTGTTTCGTACTTTCCAATTTTTAATTCTACATCTATTGAAGTCTTGTATAACCACAAATTCGTTTGGTTTGTAATCCCACAACTTGTCAATGTTGTGAAATATTACCACATCAAGATCAAAGAATATAAATTCATCCCCCATCGCTTCCTGAAATTGTGGTTGAAACAGCATGACTTTGTACCACCATCCTTTGCGTTCTCCTGCTACTCCCCAGTCTGGACAAGGATAAGTTTTTATCGCAGGATCAAGATCATTTGGATTTTCGGTAATGCACACAAATTCAAATGGAACTGTTGAATGTCGTTTGACCATTGAATAAAGTATATTGACATATTTGCCAGGATACTTGTTACCATGTTTCAAACATACAAATTTTTTCATACTCTCAAATATTTCCAACTGATTGGAAATTCTTTTGCACAGATAGTATCTATCTGATTAGCAATCATTTGTGTTTCTAACTGGGTGTCTTTAGCACAACGAAGATTACACACTCTGGCAAATGCATATAGACTGCCTGACCAATACCATTCTGTCATCATGGACTGTGGTAGGACTGCTCTGGCTTGTTCTGGTGCTATTCCAAGATCAAGTAAACGCTGGTAAAGTTCTTCACACGCTATCATGGTTGATGCATACATTAGTTCATCATCTTTTGATAATTCTACTGTGCCTGCTGATCCTTGTTTGGAGTCTTTGGGTTTTCCACGCCATTCTTTGATAGGATATAGATCTGGTTTGTAAGACACATATCTACGTGACACTTCATTCCATGATAATCCTACCTGATGTTTGACCAACTGCCTCGCTACAAATATAGGTGCACTGATTCTAAACTGTAAAGATGCATGTGAAAAAGGTGACCAATGATTGTGTTTAGCAAGGAAACTTATTAGTTTCTCATCTTTAGCATCCAAAACATCTTTGTGTCCTGCATATGAGACTCTGGCGGCATTGACCACTGACAGGTCGGTGCCCATTTTATCTACAAGTTCAACTTGCATGTACTTTCCTCAACATAATTTCTATCATCTGATAAAAGCCTGTTTGTCTGTTGAGTGTAAGCAATTCATCTAATTTTATTTTTTGAAAATGTTCTACTGTAATTTTTTTACGTTCTTGTTCGTCTAATGAATTGAAAATATCCAACAACACATAAGCATATCCACCTGCAATCATGGCCTTGCTCCATGCTTTAAATCTGCCTTCTTCGATGTCTACATACATGTCGTACTGACATTTTGTTACTTTGTTGCCTTGTAGATGTCTTTCTTTGCTTAATGGATCGTTTGCAAGTTTTTCTCCTAAAGACATCAACCATTGATAAACTTCAAGGCTGTCTATTTCAGCAAGTGTTTCTATATTTTCTTTGTATTCGTTAAGTTTTTGTTCTATGTTCATTTGTTAAACAGTGCCTCTGGATGTTTCATTGTTTTAATTTCCATGCAGTTTCCGTGTGGATCGGCAAGGAACATTGTTTCTTGTTCTAGATCCGTACCTTCAAATCTTACATAAGGTGGATCAATGTATTCTACATTGTTGTCTTTGATTCTTTGTTTTAGAATCTCAAAGTCTTGCGGAGATATGTGTACACCAAAATGTGGCACAGTTACATTGCCCATATCAACATTGTGTCTTTCCGAATCTGCTTTTTCATTAGGATCTGATGAATGCAATGTAAGTTCATTATCCCAAAAGTCTACGTCACACCAAGCATCAGGATATTTGAATTCGCTGTTGCCTCGTTTGCATCCTAATTTGTTACAATAAAAATCTATTGCTGTAATCAAATTACCTACAGGTATAGCCAGATGAAATCTTGCACTCATAACTTATTGTACTAGATCTTCTAGTTTTTGTCTAATTCTTTTGAATGGTAATCCGGTTAAGATTTCTTGTTCTGTCCATTCTGTATAACACAAATCATTTGCCCACTGCTGACGTTCTGGTTTTGCATATTGTTCTGTGTATTCAATTGGATTTGCCACTGGCCAACACCTGCTTGACTCATGTGTCATTATAGGCACACCTGCCAACACTGCCTCTATGGCTGGATTAGAATTGTAATTGATTACCAATTTAGCATCTTCTAAAACTTTCTCAAAGTCAAAATCGTCATATGTGTTTTGTACTTTCTTTGGATATTGAATTGTGCTCCATCCTAGTCTATCTGGTGCACCTAATTCAGTCCAACTAAACTTGTTTCTTGGATGTGGTCTAATTATAAAAGTTGATTGTGTGTCATGTGCTCTCCATGATTCCACAGTATCGTATATCCATTTTGCAACAGATGTGTTGTTGTGAGTTTGCCACTGTGCTGAATCATCATGTTGTCCGCAAATAACAATATGTCCTGGCTGTTGACGCCACGGTTTCAGTTCAAGTCCAAACTGTTTGAATCTATCATCTGCGTTTCCTGTTGGTCCGTGATAAGCATCACCTGTGATTCCATTTATTCCACAACGCCATGTGGTGTTGCGTTTGATAGCACCTACCTCTAACACTATGACAGGTTTGTTGGCTGATTTGAATCTTTCCCACACTTTGAAATTGCCAGCCATGTTGCCTTGAAATAGCACTGACCATATGATGGCCACATCAGCATCCATGTCATTCTCAACCACAGTTTCACCTGCATCTTTTAATGACTTTGCATAAGATTGCATGACTTGTCTACCATTGATTGCAGTGTTATTTGGGAAAATACTAAACTTCAAAATATTGCCTCCATTTAGGACACACATCTAAAAATGTTTTCATGTTTCTATCTTTCTCATAAAACGTAAGATAATTTTTGAATTGTGTAAATTTTGTATCACTGTATTTGCTGTCATTAATAGTGTTAATTATTGCTGACATATCCCAAGGTACGTTTTCATCATTTACAGCAACTTTAAAGCCACTAATTGACTGTAGTTCACTTATTACTTCGTGCTTCAATTGATCAGGCACAGAATCCAATCCCAAATAGTTTGGTGCATATAGGTCTTGCACATGCAATGGCATGTTGTGTTTGTTGGCCCATCTGATAAGAGATGGCAAGCCGGTTATTGTTGTTGCTTGTATCAATGGTGCTATGGTTAGAGAGTAAGGATCATACGCCAATTGTTCAAGTATGTTTGTTTCAACCTCTTGCCAATTTGATCCATATCTAGCATAGTCTTGAACATCTTCTACACCTTCTAAACTTATGGTCCAATGTATGTTGGCGAAACATCCTAATTTTTTTGTTCTTTCAACAAGATTGTTACTGCCATTTGTGATTATGTTGATTGCAATTTTTCTTTTGCGTTCATCACTAATTGCATACAACATGTTAAACAGTTTTTCATCTAGTGTTGGTTCACCACCTAGTAGGCTGATACGTTTTATTTTGTCATTTTTTTGTAATACATCTTCTATGTAATCACGATATGCATTTTGTTTGAACCCTGTAAACTTTGCTTTCTCAAAATAGTTTGGATCTTTTTCTAAATGTTGTTGCACAAATTCGTTGTCTTTATTTTTACTCCAGTAATTGTAAATCATAGAACTGTCTTTTGGATTGCACATTACACATGCAAAATTGCAAGTGTTTCCAATTTTGATATCTGTAAGCATGACTTGATCAGTAACAAAATCATTTTTCCTATTGAAATATGATTGCAACCATGATGATTCTAAATTATTGCCACGGCCGTTTGTGATGAAGTCATTAAGGTTCAGTCGTAGACTTCTACGTCCTTGTGCCTCAACTGTCCAACATGATTTACACTGGCCAACTTTTTGTCCTTCATGCATTTGTCTACGCATGTTTTTGATTTTGTCACTGTTGAGATAGTCTAATGGACTCATCTGTTCTGTGCCTGGGTCTTTGGTGTTCCAATCCAACAGACAGCACACAGTCTTGGTCATGTCTTGCCTGTTTCTGATGCCAAACCAAGCGGCACTGCAAAATGTATCTGGATTAATTTTCATATAATTTATTAGTATCTATGTGTTTACACACCATGCCTGCCCATTCTTCGATCCCTTTTTCATTAGGATGATGATCAGTGTTACTAATAAATCTATTGTTTTGTTCACAATAATAATATTGACTAGAATCAACATCAAAGAAATGCCGTTGATCTATACTGCAATACAATGTGTGATGATCATTTTTTCTTATTGTAGGTGGTGGTAAAGCATTGTACATCACATATTTTATGTTGTTAAGTTTAAGATAATTTTGTAAGCCAAGCACATTTTGAAAATAACGTTGTACTTCCCAGTCTACGTGATTAATAGGCACTTTTTTAGCAGGCAGATTATCAATTGCGTTGATACATTCTCCCATTTTTATTGTTGCCCAACATTGATCCAGGTCAGGCATTTTTTTGAAGTCATCTTTGGTTGGATAATCTAATCTTAATGCACTGCTCCAACCTATCAAAACAAATGTGTCTTTTTTGAGATGTGGAAATTTTTCAAAATATGTCATAGTGGTTAGGTAGATTCTATCATTGCCTCTACCACCTCTGGCGTAGTTTATCAAGTTAGATATATTACCTTGATCTCTCACCATTTCGCCAACGTTAAAGTTGATGTCTGCTTCATGTGTGTGTCTGTGTGTTAAGAAAGAACAACCATTTACAAAAATATTTTTCATATCCATTTACTCATTTCGTCTGCAATGCGTTTATGTCCAAGTTCGTTAGGATGGTATTTGTTTGGTTTGATGTACACACTGTCCTGATATTTACGCAGTTCAGATGTGCGTGGATTCAAATCAACATCAAGTATTTCAGTGGCATTTTGTGTGTATATTTTGTCTTTGTCTATGCCATTGTATGACCAATCAATGTGCGTCCATCCCTCCAAATAAAAATCTTTTATCTTGTGTTGTTGGCACATTCTTTGTAGTGCTAACATGTAAACCTGTGCTCTGTGATAATCAAGTTTATCTGATTGAACATATTTGTAGTATGCTTCATGACCTGCAGTTTTTTGTCCAGTTGGCCTATATGTAAGCCATTGGCCACCTTGATAGTGCATGGTGCGTATTGGATTGGTAATGAAAAATAAGGCAGTGGTATCTGATTTGTTTTTTGATATGTATTTTTGTAACTGTAAAATCATGTGTTCAATAGATGTGCCTTCTTCTGCACAGTTTTCAAATTCATAACCCAAGTTTTCTGCTATCCAATATCCAAAAGGATTTTGATTGGCGTCAAGTTCTGCACCCCATGGCCAACTGTCTCCAAATGTAACAAATTTTTTAGTAGACATCTTTAAGACATTCTTTTCGAGTAACCACTGCTTTGCCGCTGATGTTGTACCATTCTATTTGTACATTAGGATGTACAATTAATTGTTTTTTGTTTGCTCTACTGATCTCAATTTCTGTGTCAGGACCTTTTACCTTCACAACTCCAAACAAGCATTGTATGATTCTATAATTTTCTGATAAACTTTTGTGTGTTACATTGTGAGGTTTATGATAATAGTAGTGTTCAGATATAATTTCTAGTTGTTCAAATCTTTCGTCAGAGATATCATATATTTTGGTTACATCATGTTGATTATGTTCTACGATGGATATTGGGTATGCCATAAATGCAATCTCTTGTTAATTTAAACATCATTTCATATCCTAAACTTTGTAGATACAAATGACTTTCTTTCTTTTGTTTGCCTAACAGTTTGTAGTTGAAAGCATGCCTTTCTATTGCAATAAGTGGTTTTTTATCTTTGATTATGTTTTGTCCTCCTTTGAGAACTTCAGTTTCAAATCCTTCAACATCAATTTTTAATAAATCAAGATCAGGAAGATTTTGATCATCCAATCTCTGTATGTCTATATCTCCATCAGGGTCAGGTTTAGCCATTGTTGATCCCAAATGATCTTGTACAGCAACACTCAAACTTGCTTTGTGATTGTTTTCACCAAGTCCATACTCTCTAACAAAAATGTTTGTTTCATGTTCAGTATTCTTTTTCAAACATTCTAAATTGTAATAAGCAGGCTCATAACAAAACACTTGATCGTAGTCTGTGTAAAAATGTTTTGCCCATCTTCCTATGTTTGCACCAACATCTACCATTACTCTTTTTGGTTGGTCAAGTGTGTATCTTCTTACTTCGGTGAATACTTGCACATCATGTGCGCCTCCTGGGCCTAACAAATCTAACACAAGATTAAAGTCATCATCTGGCACCCAATAACCGTTAATGTATTTCATTACAATTAATTATAAGAATAATGTACGCACTTAAATATAGTCATGCATGTTGCCGTATGTATAAAATCAGCACACCATGAAGTATATCAACAAAAGATGCATTGGTTTGCTGAAGGTGTGTCTGATCCTTGTGATGTTGTAGACTGGATTGATCTACCTGCCAACTACAAGTCATACACTCCAGTCATATATGGATCCGTCAAAAAAACACGTGGTGCGGCCCATCACAGAATTAAGTCTCAAGTATTTGATCATGCACGACCTTTTGTAATGTTAGAAACACCTCTAGTACATCGCAGAGCAGATACCATTGATCATGGTTGGTTAAGAGTTGGAGTAAATGGTTTTTTGTGGGATCAAGCAGATTGGGGATTTGAACACATGGACCCTACTAGAAAAATTGTTGAACCAATTGAATGGCGGAAAAAAGGTGATCATATTCTTATTCTAATGCAGAATCCAGGTGATGCCAGTTTGCGTGGTGCAGATATATTTGAATGGGTAGAAAACACCGTCATAGAATTGCGTAAACACACCGACAGACCAATAAGAATACGTCCACATCCATTGCCTAACAAACAGCAAAAGTTAGAACAATTGAAGCAAAAATTAACACATGTTACATTTGTAGAAAATAAATTGCCTGATAATTTAAGACCATTATATGAAGATCTCAAAAACTGTTGGTGTGTGGTTACATATTCTTCAGGATCATCTGTTGACGCTGTGATGGCTGGTATACCTAATATTGCTTGTGACACAGGCAACATGGCATGGCCGATAAGTAGTACAAAATTAGACATGATCGAAGAACCATACACAGGAGATACTAAACTTTGGGAACAACAAATATCTCACTGTCAATTCAGCATAGAAGAACTACGCAATGGAACATGTTGGAACCATATTAAACAATCATTATGAAACATTTAAGTAATGGTTGTAGTTTCAGCACAAAAAAAGTAAGTCTTAGTTGCCATCAAAAACTTGGTGAACTCCTTGGCTGTGAACCTACAATTAATCTAGCCAAAGGTGGCAGAGGCAATGACAGAATAGTTAACACTACAATGAATTGGTTCTATGCAAATCCAGAACGTATGAAAGATACTTTTGTATCAATTGGCTGGAGCAGTACACATCGTTGGGACTTTGTGGCAGATTATGTAACACCAAAAACCAAAGATGGTGGCATTAAAGGTGAACTACTTAAATTTTCATATCAATGGGATACTTGGTCAGTGTGGCAACATGATTGGATCATGCGTGATCCTGCTATAGATATAGAATTAAATGGCGTGGTAAGATTGTATCAACACATTTTAATATTACAAAATTTCTTTAAACTGCACGGAATAAAATATGTAATGTATCATGCACTTACAAACGAAACTCCTGTGGATACACTGGATGGCAAATCCAGACCAGATCTAAAATTATTTTATGATGCTATTGACAAAAAACACTTTTACAATTTTGATAGTAGTGCGTTTGTGAAACAAAATATAAAAATGCAACAAGACAACAGATCAAGTGCCGCTCACAGAGTCAAAGTAGACAACACAGATTATGTGCAAAGTCATTTTGAATATTGTGCTATGAAAGGTTGGACTAAATCTCCTAGTGACGGACATCCAAGTGAACGTGGACATCATGAATGGGGCAAATTATTATATGAATTCACACAGCGACATGCACTTAACAAATAGAGTTTTTGTTATTAGCCAACCCAAAGCAGGCACATATCTAATGGCCAACATACTATTGGAACTTGGATATCGCACAGGTACAATAGAAACTTTTGAAGGAATCAAGCATCTGAGTAGAGGTAAAATTGAAATATATCCATTGCCTGGGTGTGAAGGATTTGAAGAGTCAAGAAAATTTCCTGAGAGATATAGACTATGGCAAGGATTCAGCAGATCAGCCGACACAATCAATAAAGGTGAATTTGCCGTTGGACATGTTAGACCTAACAAAGGCGAGTCTCATTTAAAGTTAAGGCATTTTAAAAAAATTTTTTTAGAAAGATCACCACATGACATTGAACAAAGTTTGTTCAGATGGGATTCTTACAGTGGCAGAAGTCCATCCAATAAGAAAAATGTTTTACGGCATGCAAATATGATGTTGAAATGGAAAGATGATCGATACCATCACACTGGAGGAATGTTTTGTTTGACCTTTGATGACATGAAAAATTATAATGTCAAAAAAATAGATGAACTGCAAAAATTTCTTGGCGTAGTTGATTTGTATGACTCCAAATCTTTGTTGCAAAAAGCATTAAGTAATGATAGTATTACAAAGGTCAAATAATGGATAATGTAGGTGGCAGTAACAATTATGGTCATATCTCAACCAAAGCATTAGAATATTTCAAGGACCTAGGTTGTAAAACTATGTTAGACATAGGTTGCGGCGTCGGACTAAATGTGTCATATGCAAGTGAAGTGCTAGGATATGACGCTTGGGGAATAGAAGGTGATCCAAACTGTAAGCCTATTGTTGAAAATTTTGTGTTGCATGATTTTGAAAATGATGGTTTTTTAGACAAAACAAAATTGCCACATAAAGAATTTGATTTAGTGTATTGTGTGGTGGTATCAGAACACATAGAACACAGTGCTAATGCACAGTTTATGGATGCACTATCATTAGGCAGATATGTGCTGTTTACTTGGTGTGAACCAGGTTATCCAGGATATCATCATGTCAATTGTCAGTTTCCTGATTATTGGATTCCAAAATTTGAGGCCTTAGGTTACAAGTATAGCATTATGAAAACTAAAAAAATAAAAAACAAAAACTTGTACATGGTGAAAAAACCATATTGGCGTGACAACTCACTCAATCGTAAAAATATTTTCAAACCCTATCTACGTGATTGGGGCATGGTGTTTATTCGATAACCACACAGGCACCTTGATAGGCATAGTTTCTTGTAATTGGTTCAACTACCCTATGATATTGCACAAGCCATTCAGTCAATGCTTTCCATTCATGTTCGTACCAATTTTCCAATTTTTTGGTTAGTCTAAAGTTGCACAATTCATCAAATGCAATGATTGTACCTGGTACAATTTGATCATTTAGAAATTCTAAGGTTGTCTTGCAACTGCTGTACAAGTCAGAATCAACATGCAGTAATGCAATAGGTCCTTTATGGTCTTGTTTCCATTTAGGTAAACTATCTTTAAACCAACCTTTGTACAATTTAATATTGTCAGGAAAATCAGGCATATCAACATTCATGTCGCCTTTACGATAGGTAGTGCTTCCACCTATGAACCATTCTTCAGGTAACCCTTCCCAAGAATCAAATCCATGAAGTTCTTGATTAGGAAACTTTTCTAACATCCATCCAACTGATCTGCCTCCACGCACACCCATCTCCATCCAGTATCCCGGCATAGTAACTTTTTTACAAACTTCTAACCAATGTTTTTTTATGCTTGGTTCATATTTGGCTTTTGTACCATCATCATTGAGTGCTACTATAGGATCTATCTCTATCCATTGCTTCAATAACTTTTTTGACGATTGGCCATCTAAGAATCTAGTAAGTTTTCTTTTGATTTCTTCTGGAGGCTTCACATGTTTTAGCCTTCTGTTAATCATTTCTTTTCTAAATTTATTCATTACATGTCAAATGTTCTATCAGAACTTAAACTTTGTTTTGATCTTACCAGTATAGCACGTGGTTTGACTAATTGTAAATTTATATATTTTTGTTTGATGAACATGTCCGCCGCAGTAATGCCATCATCATATGCGGCCTCTATCAGTCTTTTAGCGGCATGTGGTTTAATTACATAGCCGTATGTGCCTTTGAACTGAATTTCACCTTTACGTTGAAACGTCCATTGTTCAACTATAGTGTCTGTCTGGTCATCATCTTCAAATGTGTGTCCATCCCAATGCTTTAGGTTATCGGCAGGAGCACAATGCATAATATCATCAAACTCTGCCCGCCATGTGTCACGCACCATCTGTGCATCATGTTCCATAATAATTGTAGTTTCATTTCTGCGTACCACTTCGTGCCACATTTCTAAATGACTTACCATACATCCACGCACCCCA